AGGCTCCGGCTACACCTCGGCCCCGACCATTACCATCGAAGATTCTGGTACTGGCAGTGGTGCGACTGCGACAGCCACCCTCGGGGATTACGGCTTCGTGCTTCCCAATACCCGTACCTGGTTCACCATGGGTGGATACATCTCTGACTTCCCGTTCGACTTCCAGACCAATGCCCTGGTTGAATCGGAGGTCAGCATCCGCCGCACCGGCGGTGCCCGCTGGATCAAGAAAGAGGCCGCCTAATAATGGATCTCTCCATTGATGCACTGAAAGACATGGGCGCCTTCACCGGCGCCCCGGTCGAGAAAGAGATTGTCCTGAAGAAAGACGGCAAGGATGAGAAGACGGCCACGGTCTACGTGCGCAAGCTCTCCTATTACAGCGCTGTCGCGGACATCAAATCCCTCAACGCCAAGTCTGATGCGGTAGCTGCGCGCATTGCCTCTGCCATCTGCGACAAGGAAGGCAAGCCGGTATTCGAGCCTGGTGACATCACCGGCGAGGCGGATCCGGATCGCGGCCCCCTGAGCAGGGACATCACCATGGAGCTCCTGCGGATTATCGGTGAGGTCAACGGAAAAAAGACGAAGAGCTGACCGAAGAGAGGGAGGTCTGGCACGAACTGGTGCTCTGCGGGATTGGCGGAAGGACGATCGCTGAGGCCCAGAAGAACATCAGTTATGTCGAATTCCTGGAATGGGTGCAGTACAGGCGAAAGCGGGGAAGCCTGAACCTGGGCATGAGGATGGAGCGGGGGTCCGCGCTGATCTCCACCATCCTCTCCAACATCCACCGGAAGAAAGATAGCCAGCCGGTCAGCTTCTACCGATACGCCCCGCACCACGAAGAGCCCGTTCTATCCATGGAAGAGGCAATGGAAAGCTGGAAATAGGGAAGTTGCTCCTCGTCCAACTCGCAGCCGCCAAACCGGTAAACACGAAACTCTGAAAGAACCCGACCAGCTGGCGGGTTTTTTATGCCTGGAGAAAAGCATGGCGCGGAAGTCGCTTGGCACATTAACGCTTGATCTTATTGCTAAGGTTAGCGGCTTCGAACAGGGTATGGATAAGGCCTCCCGGAAGTCGCAGAAGACGGCCAAGCGGATCGAGAAGCATGCGAAACAGATCGGGACTGCAATTGCTGCCGGATCTGCAGCCGCCGTTACCGGTATGGCTGCCTTGGTGGCGTCAACTGCCGAGGGTGCCCGTGAGATCCGCAATATGGCCGATCTCTCAAACGCCACTACGCAGCAGTTCCAGCGCGGCGCCTATGCTGTCCAGCGGTATGGGATAGAGACGGACAAATATGCCGATATTCTGAAGGATGTAAACGATCGGGTTGGAGATTTCATCCAGACGGGCGGCGGCCCGATGGCCGACTTCTTCGAGAAGATTGCTCCCAAGGTCGGCGTTACCGCTGACGAATTCGCGCGCCTGTCAGGCCCCGAGGCGTTGCAGCTCTACGTAGACAGCCTCGAAGCGGCCGGGGCATCTCAGCAAGAAATGACCTTCTACATGGAGGCCATTGCATCTGACGCGACGGCTTTGATCCCCCTGCTGCGTGACGGCGGCAAAGAAATGAAGACTCTCGGGGATGAAGCTGAGAGAACAGGGAACGTCTTTTCTGAAGTCGAGTTTGAGCAGCTTGAAGATATCCGCCGCGGCTTCGACGAGCTGAGTGGTGCCGCTACCGGCATGAAGAATGAAATCGCATTGGCTGCGCTCCCTGCCGTCAATGACTTGATCGACCTGCTTTCTGACGAGAGCACCCTGGATTCTGCCCGGGCACTGGGTGAAGCCATTGTCACGTCGATGAATTTCGTTATCGAGGCCATCGATGGGGCTGTGAAGGTAACGCAATTCCTGGCGGAAGAAATGGCGGCGTTTGTTCACGGGCCCGCCTTTGATGACATTCCGCGGTTAACCGACAAGCTGGATGATCTCAACGAGGCACTCGAGGAACAAGAAAAGCGCCTGAGCAACCTCCGCCAAACGCCAAACCTGGTGCCGAAAGAGGTTCTCGCAAACGAAGAGGAAAGGCTCAGGCTCATAAAGGAAGAGCAGGAAGCCACGCTGAAACTGATTGAAAGCGCTCGCGATGCCCAGTCTGCTGAGTTGGGTGCTGGAACCGGTGTCGGCACGGTGGACGTTCCACCAGGTGGAGACAGTGGTGGTGGCAACTCCGGGGGCTCAAACATTGGCGCTGGTACCGGGCTTTCTCACTCGGACCAGGAGTTGCAGAAAGAGCTTCAGGATCGGCTGAGCACCATTCGCCAGGCCTTCGAAAATGAAAAACAGGAGATTCTGCGGACCTTCAAAGAGCGCAATGAGGAAATCAATGAGCTCGAACAGGAAGCTGTTCTTTCCTCCATGGAGGCTACCCACCTCAGATATCAGAATGAACAGCGGAGCAGTGATCAGCTGAAAGAACTGCGCGAACAGCAGCTGGCGGATCAGAAGGGATACTGGGAAGAGTGGCTGGAATCTGCAAACGAGAACCTTCAGAACTTCGACGAGCTCAGCAAGACGGTCATTGATAACTTCACTACCGGTTTTGGAAATGCGTTCGAGTCTGTCATTTTCGATTCACAGACGCTGGACGATGCCCTCAAGGGCATCGGCGAAACCATTCTTCGTTCCGTTGTAAACGCGATCGGCCAGATGGCGGCGCAATGGTTGGCCCTGCAGGCTGTTCAAGCCGTGGTGGGATCGAGTGCCACTGCCGCCACCGTGGCGCAGGCTGGTATAGCAAGTGCAGCGTGGGCCCCTGCGGCCGCCATGGCTTCACTTGCTACCATGGGTGGCAACGCAGTTCCGGCCGCAACCGCCCTTACCACAACAACCACTCTCGCTTCAGGACTGGCAATTGCCGGCATGGCCCACGACGGCATCGACAGCATTCCCAGCGAGGGAACCTGGCTTCTGGACAAAGACGAGCGGGTTCTATCTTCACCTCAGGCCGACAAGCTGGACGCCTTCCTGGCGTCACAGCAAGGCGGGGGCGGCAGCTCGAACATCAGCGTCAACCTGCACGAAGACGCAAGCAAGGCCGGCCAGGTCGAGCAGCGCCAGCGCCCTGACGGCGGCACCGATGTGAACGTATTCGTGTCCGACATCATGAGCAACGGCCCCCGCTCCAAAGCCCTTGAATCAGCCTACGGATTAAGGAGGCAGGGCCGATAATGGCAACCACCATCGATTTCCCTGAATACCTGCCCATGCCCTTGCGTGAGGGCTACCAGCTGAACCACGTCTCACCCTTTGCACGGACCGACATGGCCAATGGACGCGCCAGGCAGCGCCGCATGTTCACCAGCGTGCCGTCCATGGTGCCGGTCTCCTTCCTGCTCAACGACTCCCAGGCCCAGATATTCGAGGCCTGGTTCAAGTACGAGATCAACGACGGCGCCGACTGGTTCAACTGCAAGCTGGATTCGCCGGACGGGCAGAAAGAATACGAATGCCGATTCACAGATATTTACCAGGGCCCGCGGCTAGTCGGCAAACGATTATGGCGGTTCACCGCTGAACTGGAAATTATCGAACGCCCCGTGCTGCCAGAAGACTGGTACCGCGACGGCCTCCAATTCATAGCATATTCATCAATTATCGATCTCGCCATCAACCGCGAGTGGCCTGCCGCTTAGGAGTAACGCATGACCAAGTTTAATACCGGCAACCCTGTTGGCAGCTCCGATCCCCGAGACCTGTTTGATAATGCCAGCGTGGCGGACAATCTCGTAACTGGTGAAGAGGCAGCCTACAACGACCGACTGGGTAAGGCTCGCAAATCCTGGAAGGGATTCGAGTCAGAGTTCGCGGCATTCATCGCGGCCAGTGGTTATGAGTTTGTTGGTGACTACGCTGCGGGTATTGAGATTACCGGTTATCAGCAGCTAGTGCGCGACAGTGCAGGTGAGTTCTGGCGTCCGTCTGGCTCTACTGCATTACCTTACACCACCACAGGTGCAGGGCTTCCAGAGGGTGGGAACTTTGTTGCGGTTGGTGATGCATATTTGCGCCAAGACCTAGAATCTTCCGCGGCTGGAAAAGGCGCATCCGTTGTAAAAACAGAAAACGGAAACTCAGTCCAGGAGGAGCTCGACCGGCGCACCGTTTACGTCGGGAGCGTGCCAGAGCTGGAAGCGTTGTCGCCATCGAGCGGAAATCAAGCAATCCTAATTGCGGAAAATAGAACTCAGGCATTTAAGTTCAAATCATCAGATCAGAGCGAGAAAGTAACTGAGGACGAAAGTCAGCGATATATTGTTGCGCCAAGCTCAGACCCTACAGGGGCGTCAGGTGCGTGGATTGCAGAGAAGCTGGACTTTCAAGATTTTGTTACTGGAAGAGACTTTGTTGAATTAGCAAATGCGATGACTCGTCCGGAAAGAGTGTTTGCAAGAAAGATTGATGTGGATGGCGAAGACCGCCTTGTTATCTCAATTATGCAATCGCCAGAAAGTGAATCAACCAACAATAAATATCTAACTGAATACGTTTTGCGTGAAGACTCTGACGGCCTTTTAAAACTACACACTATTAAAGCCGGCTTGTCTTATGATCCTTCCAATTCTTATTACTCCCTGGCAACGGGAGATGTTGCAGGTGCGTGGACCGAATCTGATCCCAACTGGTTTACAACGGAAGTCGGGGCCGTCTTTAGCTTTAATTCTGCTTCTGACGCAGAGGATGTGAGGCTTTCGTTTTATACAGATGATCGAGGCGGGCTTTGGAACATTCAGGTAGTTAGTGCATCGGGCGAAATTGTTGCAGAAAAGAAAGTGAGTGTTTTTGCATCAGTAGCCGGAAATAGAGATGTCTGGATCGCAAGAGGATTAAGCCGTGGGACTTATACTGTCCGTGGTGAATTTCTTGGCCAGGATCCATTCAATACCCCCACAGCTACAGCAAGAGGCTGGATCAGAGGCGGAACCGGAGATACCGCACGTTTTGTGAACTACTCTCAGGTGGGTACCCTGCAAGGCGGATCGTCGTTGCTGATGAGTGGTTCAGTATACGAATTTGCTATCAAATGTCGGCCTGAAGGCTCAACAGATCCGTTTAATTGGATACCAGACCACGGCGAAACAGGATCTGCATTGACTATTCAGGCACGAACTTACATTTATGGAAAGGATGCTGATTCAATACAGGCGTGGCGTGACCTTCCGCTTGATGAACCTGTCGAGTGTGATGAATTTGTAATGGTTCAAGCCCTGTCGGGAACACATATAGCCTCTAGCACGCTCATTGCTGGAATTCAGATGCAGCATAATTTCACGAAAAAAGGACTCAAGTTAAGCCAGCGGTTCCGGTTTTTCGCTGACACTGAGCAAGAAGCGACCTATCTATTTATGATGCCCTCAAATGCCGATACGACACCTCACTGCAAAATAGCAGCATTAGCTTCAGATGATGTTCTTATCACGGCAAGTAAGGATGGATCTAATAGCGTCCACTACCCAGGCGTCGGTGTTGCAAGGTGGGGAACAGATTTCGCGGCAGGTAGACCAGTCTTGCACTGCGCCACTATTGACACCATGCCGGAAACACTTGGCGGGCCAAAGAACTTTTACAGAGAGCAAGATTTGTCGGAGTCTTTACTATTCTCCGACAGAGCAGACAGTGTTTCTAAGGTTTACCACTATTATGCAAAGCCCAACACAGTGATCCCCAGCGGAACTTATGTATCGACGTCGGTGAGGATAACCGCAGGCATTGCTAGATCACCCATCTCGTCAGCGAGTTCGCAAGGCGTAGGGACAATATAAAAATCAGCTTTAAGGGGCCATCTATAAATAGATTTTCGCTGCCACCGCCAGCCAGAGAAAATTATGACAATGATCAAAATAGCCTACGCAAGCGCACCAGCCAATCAGGCGCTGATCCGAACACTCGAAATAAAGCCTGAAGGCGCTGAACCAATAAGAGTCTGTGCAGCTTTCGAAGACCTCGACCTGGCGCTAGAAACCGGCGAAACAGTCACGTTTCGCGGTACCCACATGGACCTTGCCGAGCCGAGCAAAAACACCAGCGGCCAGCAGTCCCTGAAATTCGCCTTCGCCAACGTCACAGCTGAAGCCCAGGAAACCGTGGAGGAGGCACTGGAATCTGGCCAGCCAGTAACGGTGACCTATCGAGTTTACCTTTCCAGCGACACCAGCGCCCCGGCGAACAAACCCTACATAATGACAATGACTGGCGGCACCTTCGAGGGACTGATGGTCCAGGTTGAGGCCAGCTATTACGACCTGCTCAACACCGCCTGGCCCCGCCTCCGGTACACCGCAGAATTTGCCCCAGGACTTCGATACATATGACCCTTAACGAACTGCTGGCAGTGCCCTACACCGCCAATGGCAGGAGCGCCGATGGCGCGGATTGCTATGGACTGACCCGCATGGCCCGAGTTTATCTGTTCGGAAAACCCTGGATGCCAGTTCATGGTGCAGTAGAGGGCAGCGACAAGAAGGCCCTGACCGGCGCTGT